GTCTTGCCGTAACTGCGGTTTCTAAAGCCTTGGGAATAGACGAAGATAAAGTCCAAGATGTTATTGATAGCGGCAAATTAAACGCCGACCAGATTGCTAGTTTGAAACAAGCTGAAATTGAGCTTCAACGCCAAGCACAAGAACTAGGATTAAACTTTGAACAACTAGCTGTGCAAGACCGTGCTTCTGCCCGTGACCTACAAAAAGAAACTAAATCATTAATCCCCCCTATTTTATCTGTTCTGGTAACTATTGGGTTTTTTGGTATTTTGGCAGGTTTAATGTCTGGCAAGATTATGACTTCTGATGCTTTAATGTTAATGCTAGGTTCTCTTGGAACTGCATGGACAGGCATTATTGCTTTTTACTTTGGTAGTTCTGCCAGCTCTCAAGCCAAAGACCAAATGATTCACAACTCTACGCCTTTAAAATGAGTCTAAGTAACGCACTACAAGTCCTTGGTATTGACCCTAAGTGGGAAGAGCCATTACAAGCTACTTTTAGTAAATACGATATTTCTAACCCAAAACGTCAGGCGGCGTTTTTAGGTCAATGTGCCCATGAGTCTGGAAACTTTAAGACCCTCGAGGAAAATCTGCATTATTCAGCAAATGCCCTAATGCGTGTTTGGCCCTCACGTTTCCCGGATATGGATACTGCCAACAAGTTTGCAAACAATCCAGAGAAAATAGCCAATAAAGTCTATGCTGGAAGGATGGGCAATACAGAAGACGGAGAAGGTTGGAAATACCATGGCAGAGGTTTAATCCAATTGACTGGTAAGGATAACTATAAAAACTGTGGCAATTCTTTAGGATTTGACCTTCTTGGCTCTCCAGAAAAACTGTTAGAGCCCCAATATGCGGCGTTGTCTGCTGGATGGTTTTGGTCTAAACACGGCTTAAATGAGTTGGCAGATGCCCAAGAACATGGCATGATTACGAAGAGAATCAATGGCGGAACGCTAGGATTAGACGACCGTATTGCTAAGACAACTAAAGCTTTAGAGGCGTTAGGGTAATTATGCTACAAAAGATGGTGTTTAAGCCGGGGGTCAATCGTGACCAAACCAACTATACCAATGAGGGTGGCTTTTACTCCTGCGACAAAATTCGTTTTCGCTCTGGTCAACCACAAAAATTAGGCGGCTGGCTTAAGGCTACATCAACAGTTTTGATTGGTATTTGCCGTCAAATGTTTACTTGGATTACGTCTTTAAGCGATAACTTGATGGCGGTAGGAACCAGTAAAAAGCTATACATAGATGCTGGTAACAACCTATACGACATTACTCCATTACAGCATACCTCTACTACTTTAGGTGCTGCGGCAGGTCCATTTACGGCAACTACAGGTTCTGCAACAATTACTGTTTCATATGCAACAGACTCAGGGTTTACCCCTACTGCTGGTAACTATGTTACCTTTTCTGGTGCTACATCATTAGGTGGAAACATTACGGCAACCGTGCTTAATGCCAACTATAAGATTCAATCTGTTAATGCTGGTACTACAACTTACACCATTACAGCAACAGCAATTGCTAATTCATCAGACACGGCTAAGGGCGGCGCTACTGTTACAGCAAAGTATGACATAGACGTTGGTAATGCTACTACCACCTACGGGTACGGGTGGGGGGCAGGCGTATGGGGTAGGGGTGGATGGGGTACAGGTGCCGCTTCACCAATTAAAACATTCCAAAGAGACTGGTTTTTTGATAACTTTGACAATACGCTTGTGGCTAATATCCGCAATGGCACTCCATACTACTGGGATTTAGATACTCTATTCCTGACTAGGGCGGTTGCATTAGCAAGTTATCCGGGCGCTTCAGATGTCCCAGCTAAGGTAATGCAGCTCTTGGTGTCTCAGGGTGATAAACATTTGCTAGCGTTTGGCGCATCTTCCTATGGTAGCGGAGTTTTTGACCCATTATTAATCCGTTGGTCAAACCAAGATGAGCCTCAAAATTGGACTCCTTTGGTTACTAATTCGGCTGGATTTATTCGTGTGTCTAGGGGTGATGCCATTATCCGGGCAATCCCAACCCGCCAAGAGATTTTGGTTTACACAAATGCCACGTTAAATTCGCTTCAGTTTTTGGGCACAACAGATGTGTTCGGTATACAAGAGCTGTCAGACAACATTTCTATTGCCAGCCCAAGAGCGGTCACAACCGTAAACAACCAAGCATTTTGGATGGGTACAGATAAGTTTTACACTTATTCTGGGCGAGTAGATACCCTGCCTTGCACCCTAAGAAATCATGTATTTGAAAATTTAAACTTTGACCAATTGGAACAAGTGGTTTGCGGAACTAATGAGCAATGGAATGAAGTATGGTGGTTCTATCCTACAGCGGATAGCAATACAAACAACGCCTACGTTATCTACAACCATTTTGACAAAATTTGGTATTACGGTTCCATTAACCGTACCGCATGGAATGACAGCCCACTAAGACAATTCCCACAAGCAGTGGGCGGTGTAGATGGTGCTCAGTACATTTACAACCATGAAACCGGTGTAGATGACGATTTATCACCGATGTCTTCTTATATTACCTCTTCAGATTTTGACATTGTGGATGGCGAACAATTCCTGCTAATCAAGAGGATTATTCCTGACGTGTCTTTTGACGGGTCTAACACTACCTCAAACCCTAGTCCATCGGTTACATTTAAGATGAAACCTAGAAACTTTCCGGGCTCTGCATATGGAACATCTCCTTCTCAAAGCGTCATTGAGTTAACAGTCGATACTTATACTGACCAAGTATTTATGCGGGCTAGAGCACGTCAAATGGGCATGGAAATATCATCGACCGATATTGGTGTCAATTGGCAGCTGGGAAGTCCTAGATTGGATGGCAGACCGGATGGGAAACGTTAATGGCTATTTATAAGGCACGCTCGCCAGCACTTCCATTACCTACTCCTGAATATGATATTCAGCAGCAAAACCAATTTCAGAACATTTTGCGTCTTTACTTTAACCGTTTAGACCAATACAACATTCAGTCATCTAATGACACAAACTCTAATAACGTCCTTATTTGGATGAACATGTAATGGCATATCAAAATATTACCCCAACCCAATTAGGTCAGGCGGCTATTACTGGCACCATAGCAACGCTATATACCACTCCAGCAGGGTTTAGAACCTTTGTAAAAGACCTAAATATCTGCAATACAACGGGCGGGGCGGTCACAGTAAATGTCCATATTGTCCCTAACGGTGGTACGGCGGGTACAGGAAATGCTATTTTGTATACATATTCTATAGCTGCCAATACCACATACCGCTGGACAGGGGTGCAGATTATGAATGAATTACAAACAATCCAAATAAAAGGCTCTACTACAGGGTTAACCATTACTGCTAGTGGCGCTGAGGCTATTTAACATGGTAAAATCAACAAAATCTATGAGGTTAATATGAACGGCTTAAAATCACTTGCTATGGAGTTGCCCCAATATGGTCGGTATAACGACGATATGGTGGCTCACATCAGCTCAGATGAGGCTAGATTACTCAAGTCTTTAGGCGGTTCTGGAACAATTAACCCACATACGGGTTTACCCGAATTTGGTATGTTTGGTATTGGCGGTGGCGGCGGTTTCTTAGGAACCGGTATTAATAAGAATGCCTCAGACCCTGTTTCTAATGCCTTATCCAATAACCCAATTTCCCAAGGCATTTCCAAGGGCGTTCAGGGCGCAGGAAATATTGTTGACCAAGGACTAGTATCACTAGACAAAACTGTTGGTAAAGTAATTCCCGGCGGATGGGGAACTGTAGGCATGATTGCAGGCTCTGCTATGGGTCTTCCAACACCAATGATGGTCGGTATGGGCGCATTAAACGGCTCCGGAGTATTACGTAAGGGTGGTAAATTTAACCTTCAAGGCGCTATCATGGGTGGCGCTATGGCTTATGGCGCAGCCGAATTAGGTGATTACATGAGAGCAGCGGCACCTACAGAAGCTGCAATGTTACCGGTTGCTGAAGGCGCTCAAGTAGCACCACCACCAGATGCAATAAGTTCTTTACAGAATGCAACCAATAACTTTAGTCAAGTTCCATCTAGTGTTGGTTCTAGCATTCCACAAAGTGCAATTGACACAGCAAATGCTGTAACAAATAATGCAGCAAATGTGGCACAAAGCCTTAATCCAGCCACTAACTTACCGTATGGTTCTGTTATTGGAGATACTTTATCAGGAACCGTGCCACCTGCTCCACCATCTATTACGTCTCAATTCTTAAGCGGCAACGTTGGAGATGCATTTAATCAAATTGGCACCAATATTTCAGAAGGTGTTTCTAATTTAGGAACAAAAGTTGCTAATACAGCATCAGATGCATACCAGTCTTTAGGTAACTTTGCTGATAAAGCCACTAACCTTGATACCTATACAAATGCTATGGACAAAGGTGCGGCTAATGCTAGTCAAACAGGCTCTGGAATTAAAAATTTACTAGGCATGGGTGACATTACAGCTAAAGAAGCTGCTGCACTAGCCGCTAAATCAGGTGTTAGCCCAATGATGGCATCTGCAGCCACGCTTTATGGAGCCACAGGTCTTGCTGGATTAGAAGAGCAGCGCAAACTTTTAGATGAACAAAAAGCAACAAATGCTATTTCTCAAGCTGAATATGATAAAGCTAT